AAAGACCTGCAATAGCACACATTTGCGGGCAGTGGTATTTATAGCTGATGAAGTTTGATGTAAGTTTAACCAGTCAGCTTTCTGCCATTGGCAGTGACGTTACCGAATCCGTAAGCCTGACCGATAGCAAGGATATAAAGAGCGCAGTACTACGGTGGTTGCACGAGGCGATTGATGCGATGAATAAAGCAGTGGATAGGTACGATGCTACCGCCACGCTAAACCTTCGCCAGTCCTTCCGTGCTTCCGACTTCCGCTTGGATGGGCAGGCGTTGAAGATTGACCTTGAAGGTGCGGAGTACTGGGCCTATGTGAACTACGGCGTGGATGGCGTGCAGAACAAGCGCGGCAGGCCGTTCAGTTTCCGCTACATCAGGCCCAGCAAGCGGCACGTGGCGGCAATCCGCAAGTGGGCGATTGACAAGGCGATAGGCATACCAGCAGAGGAGTTGGATGGGTTCGCCTTCAACAAGGCGCGAAAAATGAAAAGAGAAGGAATCAAGCCACGACCATTCTACACCGACACGATGACTGACAAGCGGGTGAACGAATTGACCGTGACTATTGCCGACATCACAGGGCAAAAGATAAGCCTGCGCCTACTTTCCGAATTTGGCAAACAAACAGCAACCAGACGATGAGCATAACCATTGTATCTTCCCTTCCCGCCTTACTTCCTGTCGGCAATTCTGACGTAGTGGTGGTTAGCAGTGACCTAACTGCATCCGCAAACTTCCGCTACATCTGCGATGTGAGTGGTAGCACGGCAAGCGCACGATTGAAGTGCGACAAACTGCCCAGCACCAGTTTCGGATTCTTTGGCGTGAGCAAGGTGGTTGAAACGCTGATATTGCCAGCAGTTCCGCAAACCACAAGCGGATGGCAGTCGGGTGGCTATGCGGTAAAGGCGAATCTGACCTTCCGCGAGGAGTACGGTTCACCGCCAACGGTGGCGACAGGCGGCACTGCTTCCGCATCCTTAATCGCGTGGCAGGCGGCGTTTAGACAACAGGACTACAACACAGCAATCGCCGCGCCAACGACTTACTATGCCGCAACGGTGAATAGTGACGCTGTGCCTTTGAAGGTAGTCAGCAACAGGCCAGTGAGTAGTACGCTGACCAGTGGTAGCAACGATTTCCTGTCGATGGTTGTTGATTCAGCCGTGACAGGGGTGGCTCTTCGCGTGACCTACGACAGCGGGGCAACGAGGTCGCCATTCTTGGTGACAGGAACGGTGAGTGGACTTGCGCCTTTGATTAACGCAGGGCCGAGAGGGTTGTACAACTTAACGGCAGGACAGTGTACTGACGGCAGTGCGGGTTCGGTCAACTTCCCAACGCAAGGAGGCACGATTGAGGTGCAGATAGCGGCCAACGCGGCGGGTACATTGACATCCGCATTCAGCCGCACAAAGGCATACACCTACACCATCGACAACTGCGAGCGATACGACCAACTGCGGGTTTACTTCCGCAATATGTACGGCGGAGTGGATGGCTACACGTTTACAAAAAAAAACCGACAATCGGTAAATGTAAAACGCCAAACATACGGATACAACAACAGCGTCTATGGCGATGACCAATTTGACAAGCAGTGGTCGGTGACATACCGCGACACCTACACACTGCAAAGCGATTGGCTATCGGATGCGGAGTTCAGTTGGCTTCAAGAGATGGTGTACAGCCCTGAATGCTGGATTGAGTTGTCAGGCGCGTTGGTGCCTGTGGTGGTGCAAACAAACACCTACAACATTATGAAGCGCATCAATGACCGATTGCAGGCCATCACGGTGGATGTTCAGGTAGGCTACGAAAATACCGCGCTATGATGACGAAATTCGTTTGCTATCCTGATGCCGACAATCCAACGGTAGGCTATGACCTTGACCTGTCGCAGGACACCGACATCGCCATCACGTTCAGCGTTCAGGACCTTGCCGACATTACCAAGCGGCGGGGAGCGTTCAGCAAGACAATCGCATTGCCATCCAGCAAAGCCAATGACATCGCCTTCCGCTATGCCTACAACGTGCAATCCTTCGTTGGTGGATTCACGCCGAACAAGCAGGTGAAGTGCGCTTTGTGGAATGATGGAGTGCAGGTCTTTCGTGGCACAATGCAGATGCTGTCGATGTCAGTAACGCGAGGGGTGGCAACCTACGAAGTGGGCATATACGGCGAGGAGGTGAGCCTGTTTAAGGCGATGGAAGGCGTGAAGCTTGTGGACACGGTTGGCGTAACTGGGATGAACCACACGTTTACTGAATCGCTGGTGACTGGCAGTTGGGATGATACGTTCAGCGATGCCAGTGGGTTTGTGTATGGTGCGGTTGATGGGATTGGACTGGGTCACGTTTTAGATTCACAATCAGCGACAGGCCCGTTTGCTTCAATTTTCAATGCATTTGTGTACGCCTTTGACAGGCTGATACCGATTGAGTTATTTAGGCCGAATATCTGGGCGAAGAAAATGATTGACCTAATCTTTGCTCAACACGGCTACCGTTACGAATCCACCTTCTTTCAAAGCACCGAATTTGAGCGATTGGTCATTCCATACGCAGGCGAGCCTTTTGCTTACGCAAGCGGTGATAATGCTTGCTTTGTCGCTACTGATGAAGATTACACCGAAGAAGGCGCGTGGAATTATGACATTATTTACGACATCACATCATCGCCTTATATCAATACAGGAGATGGACAAGTAGACACTAATACAGGGATTTACACATCTGCTTCGGGTTACGCTGGTTTGTATTATGTCAGCATTTTTGTTGACATTGAAGGTACTTCCGATACTGCTCAATTTACTATAAGTTTTGTCGATGTAGCTACTTCACAAACGGTCATTGATTTTACGGGTAGAACCTTTAGTGCTTATTACAATATTGGAAATCGCAGGGATAGTCGCGGTAGTAATTTTAGAAACATTCCAGTATTTATGCCAGCAAACACGCAGTACAAGGTGCTTTTGACAGCTAATCAGGGTGGGATGACTATGTATTCATCCCGTTTGCAAATCGTTTTAGCGCAACGATTTTCGTTGCAAAATGTTTATATCGATATGCGCACGGCACTACCCGCCGACACCTTGCAGATTGACCTGCTCAGCGACCTGCAAAAAATGTTTAATTTGTACTTCTATCAATCGCCGCTTGACCCAACGCTGATTTACATCGAGCCGTTTGTTGATTTTTACAGCGACACGGAAGTAGTGGACTGGTCGCAGAAATCTGACGAAGCACAGGAGATGCAGATAACGACGGGCGATACTGAATTGCGCAAGCAGTTTACCTTCGCATACCGAAATGGCGGAGAGGCATTGGCCAAAAGCTATCAAGACACGTGGAAGGAAGGTTACGGGTCGCGTATATACAACACGGACAATTTTTACGGCAAGGGCGAGCAACGCATCGAAACAAAGTGCGCCACCGTCATCCCTGCGCAGTACCGCACGGATATTGTTCTTGGGCGCACCTTTGACGTTCAGGATGATGGCACAATTAAGCAAATGAAGACGGGCTATCGCATCGCGCAGTACAACTACGTGGAGATGACACCTGCGCCAAGCGGCTCAACCGAAATTTGGTACTGGGTAGCTAACTTCGGCACCAACATAAGCGGATGGGTGAGCGGCAACACGCTTCCCTACATCGGTCACGTTGACAATCCTTATGACCCACAACAGGACTTGGCGTTTGGAATGCCGAAGCAGATTTACTGGGCGTTACCCGATGGGCAAGGCGGTTACACGCCGTACACGAATAACAACCTGTTCAACGGCTACTGGAAAACCTACATCGAGGAGATTGCAAGCAAGGAAGCGATGACCGTGCAGGCCACTTTCTTGCTCACGGTTACCGACATCGCGAGGCTTGACTTCCGCATCCCTGTGTACTGGCACGGCGTTAAGTGGCGACTTTTGGAAATTAGCGACTATCGGGTTGGGCAAAACGTGATGTGCAGGGTAAAGCTCAGGCGCATCTTGAACCTTGCTGAATTTACAGCGCAAACGGTAACGCCAAATTTGAACTATAACCTTGAATCCGAAGTGGATGGCGAGGTCACACCAACATTTACTTCACCTGTAAAAGTTAGATAATGGCAGACATAAAAAACACCGTTGTCGTTGGTCTTAAATTAGAAGACGAAACGCAGAAAGGCACACAATCGGCGAGGTCGCAACTTAGAGCCCTTCGCGAAGAGATGTTGCAGCTCGAACAAACGGGGCAGAAGAACACTGAACGCTTTCTCGAATTGCAAGCGCAGGCGGGTGGACTGGCAGACCAAATCGGCGACACGCAGGCGCAAATCAAGGCGATGGCATCGGACACCCGCACGCTGGACACCTTGCTTGGCGTGGGTCAAGGCTTGGCAGGTGCATTCGCAGTGGCGCAGGGTGCGGCGGCGTTGTTTGGCGATGAGAATGAGGACTTGCAGAAGGCGATGATGAAGGTGCAGGGTGCATTGGCGTTGCTGAACGGAGTGCAGGCGGTCGCTAACGTGTTGAACAAGGATTCCGCCGTTATGGTGAATCTGAACGTAGTGGCACAGCGAGCGTATGCGTTGGCAGTTGGCACAAGCACAGGCGCGATGAAGGCATTTAGGTTGGCATTGGTTGCGACTGGTATTGGCGCGGCTGTTGTGGCTATTGGCTTGCTGATTGCCAATTTTGATAAGCTAACGGCGGCAGTCAAAGGCTTTTTAGGCATAAAAGTCAAGCCAAGCCTTGATGCGCAAATTGCATCAATGGAGAGGATGAATGAACTTGCCAAGGCAAAGGGCGAAACGGATGCGCAGATGTATCAGCGCGAGGAGGCACTTGCAACATTGCGCATTCAAAATGCTAACAATCAAGAGGAACGCAATGAAGCAATACACGCGCGCAACATTTTGCGTGCAACGGAAGCCACTCGATTGCGTGATGAAGAAGCTTCAAAGCAAGAAAAAACAGCAGAGGAGGCCGCAAAAAAGGAAGAAGAAAGGCAAGCAAGAGCCAAGAAAACAGCTGAGGAACGCGCCGCCAAAGAACAGGAAGTCAACAACATCATCGCCGCCTCACGACAGGCCCTGCTAATGGCATCGCTTTCAGAAAACGAAAAAGAACTGGAAGCCATTGACCAATCCTTTGAGGAACGACTGGCAAAGGTTAAGGGCAATGAAGAAGCGACAAATTTGGTGCTGGAAGAATTGCGGGTGGCGCGACAGGCCAAACTGGATGAGCAGGCACTGACGGCAAAGCAAAAAGAGGATGAGCGGTTAGCCGCTGAACTTGAACAGCAGAAAGCGGAAATTGACTATAAACTTGCGGTTGAAGAAGAGTATTACGCGCAACAACAAGCGATGCGGGAGAAGGCAGAGGCTGATGAAAAAGCATTCCAAGAAGCACGGGTGTCGTTCTACAATAACGCATCCCAAAGCATCGTCACCATATTGCAGGCGTTTGGCAACAAATCGAAGGGCTTTATGTTGGCGGCATTGGCTTTGGAAAAAGGCGTGGCGATAGCCAACGTCATCATCAACTTGCAAAAAGAGATAGCAGGTATTTCTGCGAATGCGGCGGCAAATCCAGCCAACGCGTTGACTGCGGGTGTGGCAGGTGCAACGCAGGCGGCTACGCTCATAACGATGGCAAAAGTCAAAGCAGGGTTGAGTATTGCGGCGATTGCGGCAACAGGATTGAATCAAGCGAAAAGCATTTCAGGCGGCGGCGGTGGCGGCGGAGGTAGTGTTAGCGCAGGCAACGCAGGCGGGAATATGGGCGGTCAGGCATTGCCACCACCAACAGCAACCAACCCAAACAGTCAACTGCTCAACCCACCTGCCAACGGTCAAAACTCAGGGATGCGAGCGTATGTGGTTGAATCCGACATCCGCAGTGTAAGCGGCAGGCTACGGCGGATGAGTGAATTTGCAACGTTAGGCGCGTAGTGGTATTTGACGATATGGAACAGCTACCTGTTTACTTAATGACGATTGACGAAGATGGCGAAGGCGTCAGCTACGTCAGCCTCGTCGAATCACCCGCAATCGAGCGGCCTTTCATTGCCCTATCCAAACAGCACCGCTTCGCTGAGGATGCGGCACTTCGCATCCTGACAGGACCGCTGATGCTGGCAGATACGCCAATCATCCGAAGCGATGACACACGCGGCAAGTATTACGTGATGTTTGACAAGGACACCATCCGCAAGATGGTGCAGAAGTACTTTAAACAGCAGAACCAAGCGAAGGTAAACGCCGAACACAGCAAGCCGCTGGATGGCGTGTATATGTTTGAAAGCTACCTGATTGACCGCGAGCGCGGGGTAAATCCACCGAAGGGATTTGAAGATGCGCCTGATGGCAGTTGGTTTGGTTCGTTCAAAGTGGAGAATGACAAAGTATGGGAAGAACGCGACCAGTTTACAGGTTTCAGCATTGAAGGCTATTTCGGGATGCAACCAACTGAATCCAGTTTAGAAGCGGCGATGGCGAGCCTTGAAGATGCGTTCAGCGTTTTTTTGCATACTATCAAATAGCGTGGTATTTAACTACAAAAGCGACCCTATGAGCATAGCAAATCGTTTAACTGAATTGGCTGACGCATTGCGGAAGTTTACCGCAACGCCAACGCCGCAGAATTTTGCGGATTACAAACTGGAAGACGGCACGATGGTGCGCGTTGATGGCGACCTTGTTGCAGGTACGCCTGTGTTCGTTGTGACCGAAGAAGGAATGCTACCCGCACCCGATGGCCAGCACACTGTACCCGAAGTTGGCGTTATCACCACCGAAGGCGGCAAGATTGTCGAAGTCGGCGATTTGCCAGCAGGCGAGCCAGTGGTTGAGGAAGAAGTGGCCGCGCAGGAGGTGGAGATTGAAGTTGCTCCCGAAGGCGACAAAATGGAGGAGCGGATAGCCGCACTGGAAGCGAAGTTGGAGGAGTTGTTGTCAAAATTAGCAGGTGCGATGGAAGCCAACACCGCACGCTTTGACCAGTTGGATGCCGAAGTTCAGAAGATGAGCAAGGTGCCAACCGCAGAGCCACGCAAACGGACAAGCGATGCGATTGTTGAGAATATCAAACTATCGCGCAACACGAATTTTGAAGCATTAACAAATAACCTTAAAAATCTAAAATAAAAAAATTATGGCATTTTCACTGGGAGGATTAACATCCTACGTTGAGCAACAGCGGTTGCCGTTGCTGACAAAAGCCGTCTTTGACGCAAAAACGCAGTCATTGATGCAAAAGCGCGTCGGCGTTAAGTTTGAGGAATCCTTGAACTTGATGGACACCGATGCTGTGTTTCAAGCCGCATCCACCTGTGCGTGGAATGCGTCAGGCACAACCACGTTTAGCCAGCGTAACATCAGCGTTGCGCGCGTTAAGGTGCAAGAGGAGTTGTGTCCACGTTCATTGGAACAGTACTGGATGCAGACGCAGTTGACGCAGGGTAGCAACTACGAAGGTGTACCTTTCGAGCAGGCGTTTGCCGAGCAGAAGGCAAAGCAGATTGCCAAGAACATCGAAAACGCCATTTGGCAGTCAACAACTGCAACTGGCGCATCAGGGTGGACAGGTTCATCTGCATCATTGAGCGGTGACGCAAATCTGAACAAGACCGTTGGTTTGTTGCACCTGATGGAGAAGACCACTGCATCCGCTTCAATCGTGTCATCATTGGCAGGTGCGGCTTTCAGCGACACCACCATCGTGAGTGCGTTTGAGAATGTGTATCAGAACATCCCTGTTGAAATCATCAGCAAGGACGACATCTACGCTTTCTGCGGCTGGGACACTTACCGAATCCTTGCGAATAAATTGGTAGGATTGAACTTGTATCAGGGCGACCTTGGACAGTTGGGTGCTGGTGAAATGTTTTTCCCTGCCACTAATATGCGAATCTGCGCGGTGAACGGATTGAATGGCACGCGCCGCATCGTGGCAACGTCATTGAGCAACTTGTTCTTTGGTACTGACCTGCTTTCGGATGAGGATACCTTCCGCATCTGGGCATCGTACGACAACGACCAAATCCGCTTCCAAGCCGCGCTGAAATACGGGGTGCAATTTGCTTATCCTGAATTTATGGTGCTGTACAAAGCAAGCAACGCAACCACACCTGCTGGCTGATGACAGGGCAGGGAAACCTGCCCTTCTTTTTCTTTTGACACTATAAACAAGAAAAAATATGAGCTGCGCACTTACATCAGGTTATGCATTAGGATGCCGCAACAATGTCGGCGGCATTAGCGAAATTAGGCTTGCATCGTGGAACGTAACAGGGTCAGTAGCCACCAACACCACAGGCACGGTGACTGGCTTTACAGGTTATGCTTCGGGAAGCAATGCCTTCTACAAATACGAATTGCCGAAGGGCGTGGGTCAGTTCACTGAAACGACAAACGCCAGCGTTGAAAACGGCACTATCTTTTACCAGCAAGAAATGACTTTGGTCATCAACAGGCTCACGCAAGAGGTGCGCAATCAGTTGCGCCTTGCTTCCAACGGCAGGTTGTTAGCCATTGTCACTGACCGCAACGGCAAGTATTGGCTGTTGGGTGAAACGAATGGCATCGAGGTTACGGGCGGCACAGCGCAGTCAGGCACAGCGATGGGTGACCGTGGTGGTTATGAGTTGACGTTCACGGCGATGGAGGCACAGCCTTGCAGGGAGGTGCTATCGACTGCGATTGCAGGGGTTACGTCAGGTACGCAAATCACAGGCGGCGCGAATTAAGTGTAGTTCAGTTTGGGTTGGTGAAAGCCAGTGCATTAAGGGTTGCACTGGCTTTCTTATTTTTGCACAACACAAACCCTTAAATCTGCACAATGAGAATCTGCATCGTTTACAACCAGCATCCAACAGGTTGCAGTTACTACCGCCTTGAAATGCCGAATGCCGCTGTTCACGACCTATGCGGTGGGGTGGTGGACTTCGTCAGCATCGATGATATACGAAGGATGGAAGAGGATGAATTGAAAACCATTGACCTATTCTTGTACAACCGAACTTGGATAGCAGGCCCGATTGAAGCGGTGGAACAGGTGGCTAACATCCTACGGCAATACGGTGCGCGCATCATTTTGGATATGGATGACTATTGGCACCTTGGCACAGGGCATAGCTTTTACCGCCATTACCACGAAACCAAGATGCCTGCGATAATCGAGAAGCACATCCGCATAGCTGACCATATCATCACGACAACGACATACCTGCGCGATGAGTTGGTCAAGTTCAACAAAAATGTCAGCATTTTTCCGAACACGCCATACCTGCAATACAAGCAGTTTCAGGAGCAACCAACGCAAAGCGAGCGGGTGCGGTTTGGTTACTTCGGCGCGGCCCAGCACACGGAGGATGTGGAACTGATGCGGTCACCACTGCAACGCCTGTCGGATGAATCCGAACTGGATGGGAAGTATATGATTTACTTGGCGGGGTGGAATGATAGCAACCCGATATATCAAGGCTATGAGCAGGTGTTCAGCAATAAAGGGAAGAACAACAACTATTCGCGCATTCAAGCGGCGGACATATACAGCTACGTGCAGGGTTACAACTGGGTGGATGTGAGCCTTGCACCTTTGCGCGACACCAAGTTCAATCGCTTGAAGTCGGAGTTGAAGATAACCGAGGCCGCGTGGATGGGTAAGGCGGTCATTGCCAGCGAGGTGCCGATGTATGCGGATTGCATCGAGAATGGCGTAGATGGGTGGCTGGTGCCTGAAAAGAAGGAGAAGCTTTGGTATAAGTATATGCGGGCGTTTATCAATGAACCTGCGATGGCGAAAGAAATGGGTGAGCGGCTACGTGCCAAGATGCAGGGCAAGTTTGATATTCAGCAAATCAGCGAGGCAAGGCTGAATTTGTACAAAAGCGTGGCGCGTGGTATTTAACCTTGATGCTATACCTGAAAGCCAGCCAATCGAATACGATTAACGTCACGTGGACTGAACGCGCAACCAACGCGACCATCTACAAGTTGATACTGACCAACATCGCCAAGAACACCAGCACGGCGGTGTACATTGACGCGATTAGCAACGCGAGCAGTTACGAAGAGCGCTATGACCGCTTCACCTTCACGTTGGGTGCTTTGGAGAAAGGGCAGTACAAATACGAGGTGTATCAGGATGCTAACGGATACGCGGCAGGTGATACCCTTGGTGGCGGCTTGTTCGTGTTTGAAGATGGCGGCTATGCGTACATTAGTGCGGCGGCTGACCAAGATTCAGACGCGCCTTGGGGGTGTCAGGGGACAGTCATTGAAACATTTTCAGGTTTGATTGGTGCTGGTGCTGGTAATACTGATTTGATTGTCGCAGGTTGCCCTACATCGGGTATAAGCGCGAGGATTTGCAGCGATTTGACCCTGAACGGGTATAGCGATTGGTTCTTGCCAAGCGTTGGCGAATTGTCGCAGATGTATTTACAATTGGCCGCTGATGGTTTGGGCAACTTTGCGAACCAACGCTATTGGTCAAGCACAGCAATTGACGGAGACCCAAACGTTGCTTCAACAATTGACTTTAATAACGGAACAGGTCACAACCATCATCGTTCGCAAACCAACCGTCACACACGAGCGATGCGGAGATTCCTGATGGGAACGCCAAGGGTCGTCGAAACAGGATTGGCCTACATTGAACCCGCAGTTGAAACCTACGTTGCACCAAGTAACAACAACACCTATGTCAGCTTCTAAATTCGCATTCAGTTTCATCCCGACCACCGACTATCAGTTGCCTGTAATGCTTGAAAACAAGCAGGCCAATATGGTGCTGTTTGGTGAGCGCAACGAATACCCCTACTATCTGCTTGACAACTACCACAAAAGCGCGAAGCACTGCGCCATCGTGAATGGCAAGGTTCACTACATCGTAGGCAAGGGGTGGAAGGCGAGCGATAAAGGTACAGTTGAACAGCAAGCAAGGGCGGAGGAGTTCATCCGCGACCCGAATGTTGAGGATGATTTGAACGACCTGACCGAGAAGTTGGTGCTGGATTTGGAATTGTTTAACGGCTTCGCGCTTGCAGTCACGTGGAACAGGGGCGGCGGCATCGCCTTTGTTGAACACGTGCCATTTCAAAAGGTGCGAGTTAGTTTGGACGATGAGATGTTCCTGATAGCAGATTGGTACGATGCGCGTATGATTCAGCAGTTTCCGAAAGGAAACGAGGTGGAGAAGATGCCGAAGTTTGACGAGAAGAACCGCGTTGGCAAGCAGATGTTTTACTATCGCCATTACAGCGCAGGCGTTCAGCATTACCCGCTTCCGAACTATCAAGGTGCGCTCGCGTACATTGAATGCGATGCGGAGATAGCACGCTTCCACATCAACAACATCCGCAACCAGTTTTGGGGTGGCCAGTTGATAAACTTCGCTGATGGCATACCTACGGAGGAAGAAAAAGATGAGATTGAGCGTATGATGCGCCGCAAGTTCAGCGGTGCGGGGAATGCAGGTAGATTTGTGCTGACTTTCAGTAGCGGCAAGGAAAGCGCACCGAGCATCCAGTCGCTAACGCCGAGCGATTTAGACAAGCAGTTTGACCTGCTGAACAAGCAGATTCAGGAAGAAATATTTGTGGCGCACAACGTCACCAACCCGATGCTGTTTGGCGTTAAAACCGAAGGGCAGTTGGGAGGTCGTAAGGAATTGATTGAGGCTTACGAATTGTTTAAAAACACCTACGTCAACGCGCGGGTGATGATTGTGGAAAGGATGGTCAATTACATCGCTGGCTTCAATGACATCGAAGGCTTGTATTTATGCCCTACCGACCCAGTGACCGAGCAGTTAAGCGAACAGGTGCTGACGCAGATAATGACGCGCAACGAACTGCGCGAAAAGGCAGGGCTTGAACCGATTGAAGAAGAAGCCACGCAACCCGAAGGCGCACCTGC